ATCCTTGGTGGACTAGAAAAGGATGAAAAAGCTGGTGAGTTGTCCTATGACGAAAACTTTGTCAAGGCGGCTAATCTGGGATACTGTGATCTGTTTCAATTCACCTGTGCTGCGGCCCGTACTTGTGATGCCTGGAAGTCTGGTGGGCCAATAACCAAGGAAAAACCATGATGTACGGTAAGCCAATGAAAGATTCAAAGTCTGCTGACAAGAAGAAAGGTGTTCCTGTCACCATCATGGTGGCTATTGGGAAACCTAAGATGCTCCCCAAAAAGGGTCAGCGCACTGCAACTAACATGATGAAGAAATCTTCAAGAGGTAAATAATGTCTACATTCCAACTTGACCCCAACCAAGTCGCTTATGGAGTAGCCAGCCATAGCACAACACAAGTGGCAACAGTAACCAGCAGTAGCGTTCAAATGACTGCTTTTGGTGCTACCACTACTATGATTCGCATTGCTTGTGGGCAAGGTCATGCCCACTATGCTATTGGCACTAATCCAACTGCAAGCATTACAACATCAGCCATGATTCCACCAAATTGTGTTGAAATTGTGCGAGTAACTCCTGGACAAAAGATTGCGTTCATCAAAGATGCAACAATTACTACTTCAACTGTTTCTGTGACGGAATTGGTATGAAAACCAAGGCACAAAAGAAAATCAGCAAGGTTATGACTGAATATGGCAAAGGTGAATTGCACTCTGGCTCTAAAACTGGCAAGGTCGTAAAGTCTCAGAAACAAGCCATTGCCATTGCCTTGTCTGAAGCTGGTATGTCTAAACCTAAGAAGAAGATGAAATGAAACCTGGACTTTATGCCAATATTTTGGCAAAGAAGAAAAGAATCGCTGAAGGCTCTGGCGAGAAGATGAACAAGGTGGGGTCTAAAGCCGCACCTACTGCCGCTGACTTTAAACAAGCGGCAAAGACTGCAAAGAAGGTTAAAAAGGTGAAGTAGATGAAATCTCCTGTTTGGCAAACAAAATCTGGTCAAAATCCCAAAGGGGGATTGAATGCCAAGGGGAGAGCGTCTTATAATGCAGAAACTGGTGGCAATCTCAAAGCACCAGTAAAGTCGGGGGATAACCCTCGCAGAGCAAGTTTCTTGGCTCGTATGGGCGGCAATGATGGCCCTGAATACGACAAGAAAGGTGAACCAACAAGACTGCTTCTTTCGCTAAAGGCATGGGGTGCAAACTCCAAGGCTGATGCAAAGGCAAAAGCTAAAGCTATATCCGCAAGGAACAAGTCAAAGGCTAAAGCAGATGACCTATCTAGAACTGGTTAATGATGTATTGATTCGGTTACGTGAGACATCAGTCTCAACTGTTACCGAAACAAATTATTCAACTCTCATTGGCAAGTTTGTCAATGATGCAAAACGTCAGATTGAAGATGCGTTTTCGTGGAATGTTTTGGGCCAAACCATTACAGTCACCACCGCATCATCTACCGCCTCCTATGCTTTGACTGGTTCTGGTCAGAAGTTTCAGGTGATGGATGTTATTAATACCACAAGTAATGTTGGTCTTAAAAACATCAGTTTTGTGGACATGAACCGCAAGCTAAACTTCACGCCACTTGTCAATTCAATCCCAACTGAATTTGCTTTTGACGGTGTTAATGGAAGCTACGACACCAAAGTAAATCTCTATCCAATACCTGATGGCGTATACACCATCAAGTTTGCTTTGACAGTGCCACAAGCCACATTGTCATCAGATGCAACAGTTGTTCTTGTTGCTGACACTCTGGTTGCTCAGAATGCCTATGCAAGAGCATTGGTGGAGCGTGGTGAAGATGGTGGTCTGTCTTCATCTGAGGCATATCAACTCTACAAGGCTATGTTGGCTGATTACATTGCTTTGGAGGGAACTCGCTATCCTGAGAACCAAGAGTTTGTGCCAAGATGAGCCAAGCACTTCAGACTTATTCTCTGACAGCCCCAGGCTTTCAAGGGTTGAATACCCAAGAATCGCCTCTTGATTTGTCACTTGGATTTGCCTTGGTTGCTCAAAATGCAATCATTGACCAGTATGGTCGCATTGGCTCACGCAAGGGATATGCCAGGGTAAATTCCTCAAGTGGTGATTTGGGTGCAAATGATGTGACTGTCATCAATGAGTTGGTGCAAGCAGATGGTACTTTGACTGTCTTGTTTGCTGGTAACTTGAAGCTGTTTAAACTTGATAGCGTCAATGCTGTTTCTGAACTTACTTATGGCGGTGGTGGAACGACACCAACCATTACCGCTAATAATTGGCAAACTGCATCTCTTAACAGCATCACATACTTCTTTCAGTCAGGGCATGACCCTCTGATCTTTGACCCTGCTGTAAGCACTACTACCTATCGTAGGGTTTCAGAGAAAACTGGGTATGTAGCCACAGTTCCATCAGCAAACATTGTGATTTCTGCATTTGGTAGATTGTGGGCGGCAAATACTACAACCAACAATGCAACTGTTTATTTCAGTGATTTGATCTCAGGCCATGTATGGTCTACTGGTACTGCTGGTTCATTGAATGTGAACAATGTGTGGGTAAATGGCGCTGACGAGATTACTGGCCTAGCGGCTCACAATGGATTCTTATTCATCTTTGGCAAGCGTCAGATTCTGATTTATGCTGGTGCTACCTCACCATCAACCATGACTCTTAGCGATACTGTTGAGGGTATTGGTTGCATTGCCAGGGATAGCATTCAAACAAGCAGTACAGACGTTATCTTTCTGTCAAACAGTGGTGTTAGATCACTGATGAGGACTATTCAAGAGAAGTCATCTCCTGAGCGTGATCTGTCTAAGAATGTGCGTAATGATTTGATGAGTGTTGTTTCTGGTGAAACCGCATCAAATATCAAAGCCATTTATTCCGAAACGAATGCACTGTATTTATTAAATCTTCCAGCATCAAAATTTGTCTATGCGTTTGATACAAAAGGAATCTTGCAAAATGGTTCATCAAGGGCAACCATTTGGGACAGCATTGAGCCAACGTCTTTTTGTTCAAGGCGTAATGGTGATTTGTTGCTTGGTAAAAATGGATACATTGGCAAATATAGTACGTATTTAGATGATGCGTCAACCTATAGGATGGCGTACTACACAAACAATTCTGACCTGGGTGATGTGAATGTCACTTCTATCTTGAAGAAAATAAAGGTAATTATTGTTGGCGGTTCAAATCAATTGGTGACATTAAAGTGGGGATATGATTTCACGGGAAATTATTACTCTGCACAAGTAAACATACCAACCCAAACAACTGCCGAATATGGCATTGCTGAGTATGGTGCAAATGCCACAACAATAGCCTATTACACTTCTGGAGTTGCACTAACAACTGTAGAAACAACTGCATCAAGTAAGGGAAAGATTGTTCAAATAGGAGTTGAAATGGATATAAACAGCAGTCAGTTATCCATTCAAAAGATTGAACTTCAAGCCAAAAATGGCAAGATTGCATAAGGAAAAAAATGTCAAACTATACCCAAACAACGAATTTTGCAACCAAGGATGCACTTGCATCTGGCAATCCTTTAAAGATTGTTAAGGGCACTGAGATCAATACTGAATTTGCAAATATTGCAACTGCTGTTGCAACTAAGGCAGATACTGCATCTCCTACCTTTACTGGTACAGTAACAATTCCTACGTTAACTGCTACTACAGTTAGCGCTACTACAATTAGTTCAAACCCAATATTCTCAGCAGGAACAGCCAATGGAGTTGCTTACCTTAATGGCTCCAAAACTCTTACTACTGGAACTACACTGGTGTTTGATGGTACAAACTTTGGTGTAGGCGCTACTCCTGGCGCTGGATACAAAGGTTTATTTGTAGATACCCGTGCCGCTGATAGTGTAGCGATTGGCATAAGAAATCTTAGTTCATCGGGTATTACACGTGTAGTTCTTGGCAATGATAGTGGACTGGCTCGTTATACTATTGGTTATACAGGTAGCACATTTGCAACTCCAAGCACGGCATGGATTGGAACTGAGGCCGCCGAACCTATTTATATAAAAACAAACGATACAGAACGTCTTAGATTAACAAGCGCAGGGGCATTAAGCGTTGGTGCAACTGGAACCAATACTGGAACAGTTGGACAATTTCTGTATTCACAAGGTTCTGGATCACCACCTACGTGGGCGTCTGCAACAAATCTTGCAACTCCTGTTGCAACTACCAGTGGCACTAGCATTGACTTCACAAGCATCCCGTCTTGGGTTAAGCGCATTACGGTGATGTTTAGTGGCGTGAGTACAACTGGCACAAGTGTTTTATGTATTCAAATTGGAACAAGTAGCGGCGTTGAAACTGCTGGATATGCGTCTGCATACAACAATCTTGGCGGTGGTGCGGCAGGAACTACAACGGCGGCTTTTGGATTAGTCACTGGGCCTGTGGCAGCATATCTTTATAGCGGTATAGCAACGCTTGTGTTGCTTAATGCGTCAACCAACTCATGGGCGCTTTCAAGTCAGTTAGCAGCCCCTGCTGGACCAGGTCTTGATTTTGGTGCTGGTAGTAAATCTCTGGCGGCTGTTCTTGATCGTGTGCGCCTTACTACATTAGGTGGTGCTAACACCTTTGACGCTGGATCAATCAACATCATGTACGAGTAAACATGATTGTTCACCATTTTTCTGACGGCCTATATTCCAAGGAAACGCACATAAGTGCGGGGCAGTTGCTTGTTCAGCATAAGCACACCTATTCCCATTTTGGAATTCTTGCCAAGGGTAAGGTTGTGGTTGTTCAAGAAGGGGACATTCAGATTTTTGAAGCACCTGCTTGCATTGAGATAAAGGCTGGTGAGAGTCATGGTGTTAAAGCCATCACTGATGTAGTTTGGTATTGTGTTCATGCCACTGACGAGAAAGATCCGTCTAAAGTGGATTCTGTTTTGATTGAAGGAGAATAATATGCCTTGGATAGCACCAGCAGTAATGGCGGGAACATCACTATTAGGTGGTGTAATGGGTGGCAATGCTTCCCGTGATGCGGCAAATACCTCTGCACAAGCCCAACTTGAAGCGGCACGAATTGCTGCTGAAGCGGCAAAGTTTCGTCCTGTTGGAGTAACTACTCGCTTTGGAGCATCTCAGTTTGGGTTTGACCCATCTGGGAATCTATCAAGTGCTGGCTACACAGTATCTCCAGAGTTAAAAGCATATCAAGATAGGTTAATGGGATTGTCTGAAAGAGGATTAGGTCAAGCAGAAGCTAGTGAAGCCATGCTAAGACCTACTCTTGGGGCGGCACAGGGCTTGTTTAAACTTGGTGAAGGCTATTTAAGTCAAACCCCAGAGCAAGTTGCTCAACAGTACATGGCTAAACAGCAGGATTTGTTAGCTCCAAGCCGTGAGCGTCAAATGTCTAAACTGCAAAACACTTTGTTCCAGCAAGGGCGTGGTGGTTTATCTGTAGGCGCAACAGGTGAAAGACCTGGAGGCGGTGCTGGCTTGGGTGCTACAACGCCTGAAATGGAAGCATATTACAACGCTATAGCCCAACAAGATGCGGCATTGGCAGCACAGGCACAGTCTGAAGGGCAGAGACAGGTTGCGTTTGGTGCTGGATTATTTGGTACTGGTGCTAATTT